ATCACCCCCCGCCGCGTACATACGCCACTCCACGGCGGAAGAAATCGCCCAATGTTTCGAAATTCGGAAGAAGTACGGCGAATTCACCGTAATCTCAGGACGGCGAAGAGGACTCCCCCAACAAATGCAGATACTCGGAAGGACCATTGACGGAGAGGAGACGGCATACGCTTGCGCCTCCGAGACGTACAAATATTTCGGCGGAGACGAATACCTAAAAACGATAGCCCGAGAGATGGAGGATAAAGGATTTCGAGGAGCGGTCCGATACAACCAGGAGACGACCAGGATCAGTGGAGACTGCGCCGCAATGCCGGAGAAGATTATAGGCAGGGCAGAGGGTGACATATTCTCAGTTGGATTCAAATTCAGTACGGCTGACCAAGTTATGAGCGGGTCCAGCTTCAAGTTCAACCCGTTTTTCAAGCGCGATCAATGCGATAATCAGGCAATGGTCGCAACGGTAATGTTGAAAGGAATCAAACAGAAGCGGCACAGAGGGAACCGAGAATGCGACAAAATCAGAACATCCATTCGCGAGAACATCGCAGCTCCCCAACATCTGTTCGAAGAATTTCTACAGACGTGGGGATTACTAAACACCGTCGACGCTGGCGAGGTTTACAACCTAGACCACTATCACGGAGATGACCTGCCAGTTTTGCAAATCATTAAGCAGATGACGACGAAAGGCGAACGGTACGGACTGATGAAAAATCTACCCCCCGAGATCAGTAGAGATGTCCTGGTTGAGATGCTATTTCAGTCGGCGGTAGAAACAAACGACGAAAACAATTCTAGCCGCTCAGTATTACAGGAGCCGACACTGCAAGATGTTATCAATCTGGTTACAAGATGTCATGATAAGGTCCCAGTATTCGCGGAATGGAATCGGCCTAGCGTGGTAGACCATTTGGACGCTCGGGCCGGGGAACTTATCCAAGACTTCCGAGCGTTTGCATGATTTTCGATTACATGGTTGACATAGTCGGACTCGCAGCAATGACCACCCTTACTGTGGTCGTCTACTGGATAGCGGTCCAAATCTAGGCGCCGACTTCACAGCGGACGAAAACAAAAACCAGCCCAGCCCGTCACCTCTGACCATCGGAGGGGCGGGTTTTCTTCGTTAGACCCCCGATAATTCCCAACGAACCACTTCGCCCGCTCGCTATCATCAAAAACCCCAAAATCCAAAAAAATTTCCCCCCGCAAGCGGGGTTGTCACGCCCAGTGAAGGAATGTACGAACTGAAGATAGGGTTAGTGGTTAGGGTAGAGCCTGGTTTGATGTGCCTGCCTATGTCTCCTTATTACAAGAGTCTCCCCCTTACTTTCCCTGCATTCAAGTAGGTCCGCTCCGCTCTCTTCTCACCTCACGGGACCCATGATAAACCTTACCATACTATAAACATTACCATACATGGGACCAGTAACCTCCCTGCCAGGTTACCTGCATTAATGTTACCACTCTTCTCCCGGTAAGCTTTACGCATGGGAGGGGGGGTCCTTTCCGCGCGAGGGAGGCGGCCCCCGAACCCACGGGAGGGGCTTTTGGCTACGGTAATGTTAAACCTGTGGGTCCCACAACCGGGAGGCTCAAAGAGCAAATGCCCAAGGGCATCCCCTCTTTTCGCGAGGGGGGGTATATAAGGCCGGGGGGAGGTAAAAACACGCACAGCCATTTTTTTGAAACTGACTGGTAATATTAAATTATACGCTACACTTGACCACACCTGCTCGAAGAAATCAGGTAGGCACACGAGCAGTCTAACGGTTAACTTAAAAGGTTACAACTTTACATTCTGTTGACATCCTGTAACCTCTTTGTAACCTCTGATAAGTCAGGTTTGTTCGTTATTATAAGAGATAAGGTTACAAGTTACAAAGAAAGTTAGTTGCGCTCCTTAAAGGAACCCTACACTAAAAAAATATATAGTTTTTTATTTCACTATTTTTTTTACTACACAGATCCCTATAGGGCTGTATGCAGAAATTTCTGTAACTTGTAACTTTTGGCCAGCAAGATCTCCCGTTAGGCGCTTCCAAGCAGGGGATTCAGAGGGTTACAAACTAGGTTACAGAGGGTTACAAGCAGTCAATTCCATGTTAAGTCTCGAAACAACCTCAACCGGCCCTCTCTCTAAACCTATGAGGCGTTGGCATCCCCTATAACCAGACTTTAAAACATTACCTTCTTTGACCCCTTGACAAATATTTTCTAGTGCTCTACAACTATCTAGACTACTACCAGGAACCAACCTACAGGAGTATCATAATGGATAACACCCAGGAAGAATTCTACACAATTAAGGAACTTGCTGCCAAATTGAAGGTATGCCCTAACACCGTCCGCGCAATGATTAAAAGGCGTACCATCGCGGCCCTAAGAGTGGGGAATCAGTGGCGTATCACCGCTACAGACCTCGACACCTACCTAAGAGAAACTCGGCAGCCTGGGGAAGCCTCCAGGGGACCCCAGAGGATACAAAAAAAACCTTTGACTGGACCTAAACACCACAAACAGGCTATTTTTGGCGCCGATACAGATGCTGACGATCTGTTTGCTTAGGAATACTCGATGGCACAAAAACTCTCGGCTAATATCAAAGAAATAACCTCCACACTCCACTCCCTGTTCGATATCGGACAGGTTGTAGAGCTACGAGTCATCTCACCACCAAAATACGGCAGCAAACCCTTCGTGCAGTCGGGGTATTTTAATAATCTGGACGCCTTAGCGTGTATTGCGGCCTCGGCGTCAGACAGCGGGGCCACAGGTGTCTACATAACCCCTAACAAAATCAATCCCGCTCTATTCTCTCGAAGTCCCAATAAGCTCTCCCCAGGATTAACCTCCACAAGTGACGACGACGTAGAGGAGCACACCTACCTCCTCATCGACGTAGACCCCGTTCGACCTTCGCATATCTCCGCCAGCATAGAAGAGAAAAGGCTTGCTTTCGGGGTTACCCGAACAATCTTAGAGAGCCTAAGAGCAGAGGGCTGGCCCGCGCCCATCGTGGGCGACTCGGGCAACGGTGCCCATCTCATCTACAAGGTTCAATTACCCCCTCACCACACCCTCATCCGAAGGTTTTACTCGGCTTTAAGTCTCTTCTTCGACATAGAAGGGGCAACGATTGACCAGAAGGTCTTTAACCCTGCAAGGATCTGGAAGCTTTACGGCACAACGGCCCGTAAAGGGGGGAACACCGACGACCGTCCCCACAGAAACGCCCGCCTGCTAAGTGTCCCCGACGTAGTAAAGAAAGTTCCAAGGGGGAAGATAGAAGCTTTCGCAAAACGAGCGCCCCTCGAAGCGTCTGGGGGGTTTAACTCGGAGCGTGCCCGCAGACTCGACATGTGGATACACGCCCACTTTGACGAACAGACCAAGCCTACCGAGATGAAGTGGGGCGCAAAAGGACGTAAGTTTGTTTTCGAGGTATGTCCCTTTGATACCGCCCACAACGACACTTCAGCCTACATTGTTCAAACAAACGCGGGGGAGATATACGCCGGTTGCCAACACAAAGAATGTGCTGGCGCAGGGCGAAAAGGCTGGAAGGAATTCCAACGTAAATTCGGACCCTTCTCTGGCTCCAGCAGGGACGGTGGCGGAACAGGTGGCGGAACGGTATCGCAGCGGCAGCCCTCAAGTGGGGAGGCTCCCGGCTTAACAGACCTAGGTAACGCAAAAAGGTTGATCCGGGGTTTTGGCCAAGATCTAAAGTTTGTCTCAAGCTGGAAGAAGTGGATGTACTTCACGGGTAAACGCTGGGAGATAGATAACACGGGGCGCGTCATGCGCCTTGCCGAGCAAGCTATCGCAACAATTTTTGCAGAAGCAACAGCCACGGCAGACCAAGATATAGGGGCGAAGCTCTTTAAACACGCTGTTGCCTCCGAATCATCCAAGGCCCTCCACTCAATGGTGAACCTCGCCGCGTATGAATCGGGGGTATCGGTGGGCGTAGGGCAGTTGGATAAAGACCCTTGGAAGTTAAATGTGTCCAATGGCACCATAGATTTAAAATCAGGGCAGTTACTCCCCCACGCACGGAAACATCTTCTTACCAAGATGTGTCCCGTGGAGTACGACCCGAATGCCGAGTGCCCCGCCTGGGATAACTTCCTCCACGAGATACTTGACGGGAGGCTAGACCTAATCTCGTTCCTTTACCGGTATTTGGGGTATTCCCTCACGGGACTTGTAAGTGAACAGAAACTAATCTTCTTGTACGGCACAGGAGCAAACGGGAAATCCACCTTTTTAAATACTATGCAACATTTACTCGGGGGGTACGCCAAGCAGTCCGCGCCCGAGCTACTTCTTTCTTCAAAGAACGGGCGTCATCCGACAGAGGTGGCGGACCTCCTTGGAGCAAGGTTCGTGGTAAGTTCCGAGATCGACAGGGGACGCGGTTTAGCTGAAGCATCCATAAAGCAGATGACCGGGGGAGACATCATCAAGGCCCGTTATATGAAAAAGGACTTTTTCGAGTTCCTTCCCACCCATAAATTATGGTTAGCAGCAAACCACAAGCCTATCATCAAGGGGAACGATGAGGGGATTTGGAGGAGAGTACTGCTTGTGCCCTTTGAGATAATTATCCCAGAGGAAAAACAAGACAAGCAACTCGCGACTAAGCTTCTGGCGGAGTTACCGGGGGTATTAAACCGGGTGGTAACGGGGTGCTTAGACTGGCAGCGGAACGGGGTGAACGCCCCCAAGGAAGTTATCGACGCCACAAGGGAGTACCGAGAACAGCTCGATCAACTCAAGCCCTTCTTCGACGAGGTAAGTGAGTTTGGGGACGATGCCACGATAAACCCCAAAGTCCTTCACCGCGCCTTCATGGACTGGTGTGAGGAAAACCATGAAACAACTATGAAGCCCCGCTATTTTGCAATGCTTATGCGCGAGAGAGGGTTTCGTCAGGGCAAGCCTACAAAGCGCGGGGCAAAGGTAACTTACCGGCCATGGCTAGGCGTAAGGGTAAGGGGAATCGAGGATTTAACTACTGAAGTAAAGGTGCTTCCCTTTGGCGAAAAAAATACCCGCACTAGATAAGCGTCTTTGCCAGACTAGGTTTGAGTCTGCGACAAATACTGTTCCCCACTACGCCACTCCCTTTCGGCACCCTGTCACCTGGATGGCGATCCGATGTGAGAGCGAGCTTAGGAAAGTAATTCTTTTTGAGAGGTGCGACCGAGAGATATTAGAGTTCGCCCAGAAGTGGCGAGGGAATAAATTCACTTGGGCAAGGAAGCTCCGCTCTACTGCGGAGCGCCGCGACCTCATGTATGACTGGATGAAGAAGACACCTGGGATGTTAGAGTGGTTTCTATCCCCTGGGGCTTATCATGCTCCTCGAACATACCCCCTGTTTCTGCGAGGGGCCTTTGGCAAAGTTCCTCCGCCCCGTCCTTACGAGCTAGCCTGCCTAGAAATTGGGCGGATTAATACTCAGTATATTTTAGCCAAAGGGGTTTTTTACCTTCGAGCGTATTGTTTTGGTTTTTCGCTTCCACAGATTGCCCGTTTAACGGGGGAACCCCTTGGGTTTATCCAAGAGGAAATGTTTAATGATTTAAAGACGTTATGTACAGATCCTGGGTTTCAACTGTGGTGCCTGAACATTGACTGGGAAAAAGTTCGCTGGCCAATTAATGTGGACATCGGTATGCTGGAGAAGATCCGCATATTACATGAGCTGGAGAAGGGACCCCAGTACCTCCGTCCAACACAGATTACAGCTCTAACCTCTTCTTCTAATTTCTGGGCATTTGTTCGTGAGGGGAAACTTGTTACAAAAACGGGCCTACGTTTACGTTTACATCGGAATTGGTTAGGAACCTACGCACACAGGAAAACATCATGTCGTCTAGTAAAGTTTCGCGGAAGGCAAACATATCCCGTAAAGGATCCGGGGAAGGTCCCGAATATAGGAGCTGGCTCACCCTTGTTCCCCCCGAGCAAAGAGAAGCTATAGCCACGCTTGTTAAGCAGCACCCCATTAAGAACTACGATGATCTGGTGGGGTTTACACAGATTATTCTGGCGGAAATGATTGAAGGGAACATCACCCCAGCTATTGCTCGGGAAGCGCGGTTGTGGACGGAGCTGATGTTCACTGTTTTAGCTACAAAGAACAGCGCCATGGGAACCCCTGAAGCAGCCTACTCCGACGTAATTACTGCTCTAGTGCAGGTGCGCCGAGAGGCCCCTAAATTGGAGGCTTCTTACACAGTCGCTTCCGAGGAAGTTATTGATGTGTCCCCCCAGAAGATGCTTGTGAATAATGAGTAGCAACGGGGCAACAGACGCCCTTGAGGCCCTGGCAGACCCCGCCCTAAGTTTACGGGCCTACGGGAAGGTGCATGACCAGGCTTCAGGACGGGAGATTTCCTACGACCCCTTTAAGATTACTCACAAGTTACAGTCCACGGTTGTCTCATACTTTTCAGACCCGCCTCGAACCGAGTACGGACAAACTAAGTGGTTGACCCTGCTGGGGTATCGGCAGGCGGGAAAGTCTTTAGTAGCCGAGCTGTGTGCCTACACCAAGACCGCATACACACCCGGCTGGGACCATGTATGTATCGCGGATAATAAGCAACGGGCGGAATATCTACACAGCAGGGTACACTTTTGCCATGCGCGGTGGCCAGATGCCCTAAGATCTCCCACGGTTCCCAACCGAGAGAGCCGCCAGATGACCTTTGAAGGAGGGGCTGGAGGTAAGATGCGTGTCTTATCTGGCGAGTCCGGCGCGGTAGGGATTGGGCAGTCCCCAGACAGCTTCCATGCTTCTGAGTGTCCCTACTGGGCTAACGCGGGAGAGCAGTACACCCTCATTTACCCCTCGATGGTTAACCGGGATAATGCTTTAATGATATTAGAGTCTACTCCTGCCCCTATGGATGCCCCCTCGGCGTCATGGTGGCACGACCAGTGCAGGGACGCAAAGCAGGACGTTGGGCGGAGCCTCTATGCTTTTTTCCCTTTCTGGGATGGCAGGTTGAACAAGCGGCCCTGGCCCGAAAACACTCCTCTGGAGCTAGAGGAGATACAGCTCTTAGAGAAATACGGGCCAAAGGGACTCACTAAGGACAACCTAGCGTTTAGGCGCCTGATGATGGATCTAGACCCAGAGATCCGCCGTAACCCTGACTTGTTTAACGTGTATTATCCCTTCGATGACATTACTTGTTGGCTGGCTTCAAGTAACTCCGTCATCCACCATTCTTTACTGAAACGTCATTTACAGGCCAAGCTTGTTCCTTGGTCGGGTCCATACCTCGAATACGAACAGCCGGAACCCGAAGCATTATATGTGATGGGGGTGGATCCGGCGGGGTATGCGGCCCGTGACCATGCTTCTTTTCAAGTTTTAAAGCTATACGACGGCGAATGGACCCAAGTAGCTTGTTTTGCTGACCATACCGAGCCGATCCCGTTCTCGCGGAAGATTCTGGAGGTTGCCCGCAAATATAATAATGCAACCGTTGCCGTAGAGTCCAACGGGGTCGGTGCGGCGGTCCTCGCCCTCCTTGAAGAGTTTGACTGTAAGAATATGTATTATGAGAAGCCTTACAGGCCGGGGATCACAGCTACCTCAAAGTCAGTGGACCAGATGCTCTCTTGGCTACAGGAGGCGTTAAGGGACGAGCTTATTCTGCACGACGCGGATACCGTAGACCAACTAACGGGGTACAAACATGATAAGCGGGTAGAGCAGAACGCCTCAAGCGAGATCCTCTATGGTAAAGGCGCGGGGAAGAGGCGTAGGAATCGTCACCACTGGGATAAAATCTCCGCCCTACAGATGGCAGTAACTGCGGCGCGGCGCGCTCCTTCTCGAAAAAAGGCCGGGGACCCCTCCGGTGAACAGGAGAATATTGTTTTATTTCGTGATATGACTTGGAACCAAGTCCAGGCCCACAGGGATAAAGTTGCTCAAGACAGGGCCTCAACGACACGGAAGCGCACCCGTTATAGGAGAAAGAGATAATGCCTGACGCAAGACAATTAAGAGAGGCCGCTGCTGATAAGGCACTAAAACAGTTCCAGGCCAGACTGGCTGCCTCGACTCCAGCCGAGGAGGCTGAACATGCTGAGGCACTCAAGCGTCAGGAAGCACGCAAGAAGGCTGAAGCCGCCAAGAAGAAGAAGGCTGAGGGCCGCGATCCAACGGAGGAAGAGAAGAAGATCTTAGGGGCAGATAAAGGTAAACACATCAAAGCGGTGAGCACCTATTGGAGTAAAAAATAATGGCAATACCAGCACTCGCAGCAATCGCAAAGAAGGCTCTCCCCCTTTTTAAGGGGATGATGGGTGGCGGCAAGGGTAAGGGAGGAGATTCGGCGGCCTCTGGAGCTTCGCCCCCGATACTTTCTGGTGCGGAGAACATCTCCCCCGCGATAGATCCCTTTGCGGCGGAATTACCGGGAGGGGCAGCGGGCTTGGTAAGAGGGAAGGTCACTCTGAAGGAAAGCCCCGAGGCCCGTTCCGAGGGAGGCACAGGGAGACAGAAGGCCCCTAAAGAAAGGGTTCCCAGAGAAAGGAAACCTCGGCCATCCGGCGGCGGCGACAAGTTTAAGGCGACCATGAAAGAGGTAAAAGGGCGGGTAAAAAAGGGCCTTGATGCGATGGACACGCAGACTATCTCCCCATCGAAACCGATTTTTGCCGCGAAGGTGGCTCCTTCCGAGAGCCGGGGCCTTACAAGTTCCTTTGAGAGACTCTCTAGAGAACGGCGGGACGTAGCAAACCGATTAGCAGGTAAGTAGGGGATCAAATGGCGCTGACAAAGAAGCAGGTTACAGGGATTATACAGACACAAAGAGCTAAATCCCGGATAGAAAGAGGGGCCTGGGATAAGTACCGCAGTTGGTATTTATCCGAATATTGGCGCTCATCTACCGACTTACCTTCTGGCGCAGACGGGGGCCTTTCGGAGGATGAGGTTAACTTCGAGACGAACTACCCCTATGCTTATATCGACACCATGATTGCAAATATTTGTCCCACTAACCCCCAGGTGTCAGTAATGGCTCGCAGGGAGAAACTACGCAAAGTTGCTAAGTTCCGTGAGGCGATAATTAACGACACCTTCCACCGGAACAAGACTCACACGTTGCTCTGGAAGACGGCTACAAACACCGCCATCTGTGGCAGGGGCTTCTTAAAAGCAGTGTGGAACTTCAAGCAAGAGGCCGTTGACTTTTTTGTTATTGATCCCCGGTATGTCCTATATGATCAATCGGCGGCAAGATGGGAGGATATCCGGTATCTAATTGAGGTAACCGTTCTCACAAGGCCCGAATTTGAACGCAGAACGAAGCGTAAAGGTAAAAAAGGGGCCACCTATAACTCGACGGTGGCAAAAAAAGCCCGTTTTGGGGGATTCCCCTCATGGTTAAATGATAACGTGCGGAATAAGCAGATGATCAACGATGCCTCTAGGGAGGTCTACGATTGGGTAACTGTTTACGAAGTCTACGATTTTGATGGGGAAGGTAAATACTACCACATGTTAGATGATGTAGAGGAACCCCTTTTTGAGGGGGAGTTGCCCTACCGTTATATTCGGAACCCTTTCATACAGTTAGTTTTTAATGATAACATGGTTGATTTAGGGGGCGTTTCAGACGTTAAGCTAATTAGCTCTGTGCAAGAGAGATTGAACGAGATTGATACCCTGGAACTTTGGCACGCACATGCCTCCACCCCGGTCCTCCTTGTTAATACGGGTCTGGTGGATAACCCCGAAGTAATTACAACGGCGCTGCGGGATGCGAATGAGCCTGGGTCCATGGTTGCAGTGATGGGCAAGGCTAGCGCCCCTTTAAGGGATATGATTGGTCAGACCCCCGTACCCCAGTTTCAGCCCTCATTTGATAAGATGCGGGAGAGATGTACTCAGACTATTGAGTTTGTTTTAGGTATCCCCCAGTACAGTCGGGGAGTTGTGGGGGTTGCCGATGTTGCTACTGAAGTTGCACTGGCAGATACGTCTACTCGTACCCGTAACGGGAGAAGGATTAAAGCGATAGAAGATGTCATAAAATCACTAGGAAATAGTACCATAGGGCTGTATGAGGAGTTTCTAAGTGAGGAGACAGTCCTCCCTATCCGTCTAACGGATAGCCGAGAGGTACTAGAAGTGACTCGGGAGGCTCTTTCGGCACGGGATGATCGCAGGCCCTTCGAGCACCCCATGGACTATGATTATGCTGCTGTGCCGTACAGCCCCACAGAAAACCATAAGCTGATTCAGCTCCAAAAGATCCAGCAGTACATGGGTATGCTTGTAGAGTCCCCCCAAGTTGATAAAGAGAAGCTTGTTAACAAACTTCTAGAACTCTTGGGCCTTACAGATATCCTGTTAAAAGACCAGCCACCTGCTCCTCAAGGAGTACCGGGCATGATGCCTCCGGGCATGATGCCTCCCCAACCAGACCCCTCAATGGCTGGAGGGGATATGCCTCCCGGCGTACAAGAACCCGCTCCGGTTCCGATGCCCGCTGGTGGCCCAGGATCCCCAGCAGCAACCGGGCAGCCGGGAGTTGCTGCCGGGTTCGAGGGTGCCGCCCAGGGATTCACTGGAGCGCCTTTCTAGGAGAACAGATGCCCCTTTATGATGTTAGATGTACCCAAGGCTGCGGTTATTTTAATGATGTGTTCTGTCTATTGGCGGATGTGGATCAGATGGTGTGCTCGGATTGTGGTTATCCGGTGGTAAGGTTAATCGGTCCCGTCCGCACCATCGGCCCGACTTTCTCTAAGCCGTTCGAGGTTAACCAGATC